TCCAGTACCTTCGCCACTTCCAGTACCTTCGCCACTTCCAGTACCTTCGCCACTTCCAGTACCTTCGCCACTTCCAGTACCATCGCCACCTCCAGTGCCTTCGCCACCTCCAGTGCCTTCGCCAGTAGTTCCAGTAGTACCTGTAGTTCCTGTGGTTCCTGTAGTACCTGTAGTTCCAGTAGTACCTGTAGTTCCTGTGGTTCCTGTAGTACCTGTAGTTCCAGTAGTACCTGTAGTTCCAGTAGTACCTGTAGTTCCAGTGGTTCCTGTAGTACCTGTAGTTCCAGTAGTACCTGTAGTTCCAGTAGTTCCAGTAGTTCCAGTGGTTCCTGTAGTACCTGTAGTTCCTGTGGTTCCTGTAGTACCTGTAGTTCCAGTGGTTCCTGTAGTACCAGTAGTTCCTGTAGTTCCAGTAGTACCTGTGGTTCCTGTAGTACCAGTAGTTCCTGTAGTTCCAGTAGTTCCAGTGGTTCCTGTAGTACCTGTAGTTCCAGTGGTTCCTGTAGTACCAGTAGTTCCTGTAGTTCCAGTAGTACCTGTGGTTCCTGTAGTTCCTGTGGTTCCTGTAGTTCCTGTAGTTCCTGTAGTTCCTGTAGTTCCTGTAGTACCAGTAGTTCCTGTAGTTCCAGTAGTACCTGTGGTTCCTGTAGTTCCTGTGGTTCCTGTAGTACCTGTGGTTCCTGTGGTTCCTGTAGTTCCTGTAGTACCAGTAGTACCAGTAGTACCAGTAGTTCCAGTGGTTCCAGTAGTTCCAGTAGTACCTGTAGTACCAGTAGCGCCTGTATCTACTCCTGTAGCTCCAGTACCAGCAAGATCTTGAGCGCCTGTAAGAAGATTTGTAACAACGTCATAAGTATCTGTTGCTGTACCACTACCGTTGGAGGTGGATGTTAATGTCTCAGCGTCACTTGTCCCTGTAGTGGTGCCGCTTACTCCAGCGCCTGTATCTACTCCTGTAGCTCCAGTACCAGCAAGATCTAGAGCGCCTGTAAGAAGACCAGTAATTGTTTGGTTGTATTGTGTTGTAGTACCGCCACCGCCTAAGTCTAAAGATACAGCACCGTCAGAATCCACAGCCGTAATGCCAGAGTCTGCCGTATCTCCAAGACCTGCTTGGCCTTCTGTTTCAGCAGCAGCAGCCGCTGTTGATGCAGCCGCTGTTGATGCAGCTGTTGATGCAGCCGCTGTTGATGCAGCTGTTGATGCAGCCGCTGTTGATGCAGCTGTTGATGCAGCTGTTGATGCAGCCGCTGCCGCCGCTGCCGTCGCTGCCGCCGCCGTTGATGCAGCCGCCGCAGATTCCGCGCTCATAGTACCAGAAGCCGCTGCCGCATTAACGGCACTTGTAATCTGCTCCACGGTCGCCTGATTACTTGACACAGCAGAAGCCGCCGCAGATGCGGCATCTGTAGCTGACGCGCTTGACGTAATGTTTTGCACTGCGCTAGTAGAGGCGTCAGAGGATGTAGCTCCACCACCGCCGCTACTCGCGCCACCGCCGCTACCACCGCCACCGCCAGAACTTGTTTCTGTTTGCTTTACTACTTCTTCTGTTTTTGTTTCATCAGTAAGTGACGTAAAGTCTACTTGAACAGCAGAAGAGGCATTAGACCCTGCCTCCAAAGTAAGCCAATCATTAATACCTGAAGGATCTTCTAAAGTAGCTGCTCCAGTAAACGGGTTTACTCCTGTAAAAACGTTACCACCAGTAAGTATTCCTTTATCTGATAAATAACCTTCAATGGCTCCTTCTGTTGCTCCTTCGCTAACAAGACCACCTAACGCTTCAAAATCATCTTCACCAATAAATTTAATTCTAGTACCACCAATTTCGTCACTATCAATAATGTAGTGATTTCCGTTTTCGTCTGTACCTAACGTGTACTTTTGAGATTTATCAACAACAACGCCGTTACCGTAATCAACAAAATTTACTTCTTGAAAGTTTTGAGCGTTTCTTTGTGTTATGTAGTCTAAAACTGCTTTGTTATCAGAAGTAATATCTCCTTCTAAATACAACTCCCCTGTATCTGAATCTACTCTAACGTCAAATCCAGCTTGTTGAAGTTGATCAACTACTTGAGAATCTTTCCAATTATCCATTTGAGAAAGATATTCAGGGTTTGTGTAATCAAAAGCTATTCCACCACTCCTCGGAAGTTCAAAGCTGACATCGCCATACACGTTTGGATTTGCAACAACTTCCTGTAAATCTCCAGACGTTATTTGACCATCACCGTTTGTATCTATGTCGTAACTGTACGAATTACCAGACTCAATATTTATGTAACCAGATCCAGTGTCAACAAACCCGTTGCCTGCATCCTGACCAACAATGCCTTGATCATTAATTACAGTGCCTGTTTCTAAGAGGTAGTTACCGTTGCCTAAATCCTGGCCTACCTTTTTAGCTTCAACAGTTACCTCTTGTAATACGTCAGATTCAGAAGCTCCGAGACTAGCAGTTAGTGTGTTAAAGGCTTCTGTACCGCCTGCTACCAAAGCCGCAAGTCCTGCTTGTCCTAAGTCTACTTCTCCCGTAGTAACAAGCTGGGTAAGCATAGACACGCCACCAGCACGTATTGCTGCTGAAGCAATGTCGTTACCGCCACTTATTAACTCTTCAAATTTATTTAACTGGTTGGTTACTTGACTAAGCACACCGTTAACTTCAGAACTAGCTGCAATAGCCCCTTGTAAAGCAGAGCCTCCGTAGTTCAGTGCAGTAGATAAAAGAGCTTGTTTAAAATCTATTTGTCCAGTTGAAGCAAGTTGTGTTGCTGCGTTGACAATACCAGAAGCTGCTGCTGTGTGTGCTGCTGTTACTGTAGCCGCTCCTGTTGCATTAGCAAGTGCTCCAGCCAGAGGGCCAGCCAAACCAGCAGATAATACTATTGCTGGAAGACCTTTAAAAACTGCTCCTACAACATCAAAACCAAAGGCCTCTTGGGTTAAAACAAACGATGAACCGTTCCATTCATATCTAGCACCGTTGTCTAAGTACTTAACAACAGATTCACCTGTGTACTTCTCGTACAACCTTTCAAATACATCTTTTTGTTCGTTGTACCCTATTTCGCCCTGTCTAGCGCCTTCTTGCATGATGCCTTTTTCTAAAGCCCAATCATCCATGCCGCCTTCACGACCTAAGCCTTCAACATCTACCAGAGCAACCCCTGTGTCCCACCAATCCGCTTTGTAATCACCTGAATCAATAAGGTCTTGACGCTCATCCATGTAAGCCAGATAGTTATCAAAAGTACCAAAAGACTCTCTAATCCTGGCATTGTCTGGTGCGTTGTAAAGGTCTCTTAACTCGTCTAAAGTAACTTTTCTATCGTAGTTGTTCCAGTACAGGTTTTGTGAACCGCCTTCTTCACGCTGATTTACGTAATCGTACAGGCGTTCACCTGTGTCTAACGAATCTGTAGTGACAGTATCATCAACAGTAGTATCATCAGCAGTAGTGTCTTCTAGTATGTCTAGTTCTTGACTTTCTGCGTAATTTTGAGCGTTTGTAGAATTAGCAATGTCCTGCTCTATTTGCTCGCTGGTTTGCCCTGTTGCAAGCCCTGCATCAACACCCTGCGTTTCTAGTTGATTCTGGAGTTCACCTTGACCACTTAATAACCCCGGTGTAATGCTTTTAAGATTTTCAAGCGTTATGGTAGGAAGCGCAGGTTCGTTGTAATATTCTCTAGGCATAGGTCACTTACCGCCCTTCATTTGCATAAGTTTGTCAGCACCACGTATGCCAAAGCTGGCAGTCACGGCTACGTAGAGCAAATACTGGTAGTAATCAGGTAGTTTGTCTAGTTCAACAAAAGCCATACCTACCCTCTGCATAATACTCAAGTCATCCATAGCAACTCCGTAACACACAGCCAACAGGGGCATCGACAAAACTACAGTAAACCACTCGTCTTTCCACGAGGTTGCACTAGCCGCCGCCATCTCCTGTTCCCACGTAGCTGTGTTCTTTATGACTTCCATCTTAGCTACGTGTTTAGCTTGTGACTGCTCGTGCTTGTTGTTAATCCAAGTCTTAGCGAGTCCAGCGATAGGTCCGATCAGTGCTGTCCACATATCTTAGTCTTCCTTAACGAACCGACCTTTTTCGTCACGCTTGCGTTTCTTTTCAAACAAGCCTTGAACTGTGTCTGTTTCCCAGATACGTATTCCTGTCCAGATAATAGTAAACAAAGCGGCAACAGGCGGTAACAGTGACCCAAGTGCCCCTAGCATTGTGCCTACGCTCATTACATCAACTACTTGCTTTGCGGACTCATCCATTACTAAACCCCTTGTATAACGCTCACGGTAGTCCAGATAATCCCAGCAGACACAAGTAGTGCCATAATAATTGCTGATACATCTAGCATTATTCTTTGTCTTCGTCTTTGTTTGTAGATCAGTTTTTCTCGTTTGGCTCTTATGTCCCTACGCATCTGAATCATCTCAGAGTACGTTTCTTGACCATACGCCCACGTAATTAACTCTCTAATCTGCTTCTCTTGTTCTTCTATCTTTTTCTTTGCTATGACAGCGTTTAACGCCTGTTCTTCTACTGACCCACCGTCAAACATCTTTTTAAACAGCGGTGGATTCTCTATCTCTCTTTCTGCTTCCTTGATGTCGCTAACCAGCGTGTACCACTGGCCTAACTTTTTAGCTACGTGTTCAATCTCTGACCCTCTACTGACAAGGGTTTGTACGCCCTTGAACGCAGTAGACGCCATAGCTACTAGAGATACAGGGTCCATTTAGAATGTAATACTTCCAGAGCCTGTAAACTTATAAATATTGTAACTGCCGTCTGTAGAAGTGGTAGGCGAGCCTGTTGTCGCTACGGCTGTATCTAAAGTTCTAATAATTACAACTCCTGAACCTCCAGCACCCCCAACGTAACTTGTGTGAGACTCTGCACCACCTCCACCGCCTCCTAAATTAGCAGTTCCATTTCCACCGTTTGAGTTAGCACCACCAGCACCACCTCCACCAGAGCCTCCAGCGGCTCCGCTAGTTGAGTAAGCACCACCGCCTCCACCTCCAGCGTATGTAATAGAAGAACCTGTTATAGAATTAGCAGTACCGTTTCCTCCTGCCCCAGCCGCAGATGTTGTACCGTCTACTCCAACCGCTCCAGCACCACCTCCGCCGCCACCACCAAAAACGCCACCATTTGCACTACCGCCACCGCCATTATTACCTTCGGAGGGGCTATAGCCTCCAGCATTACCTGAGCCTGCGTCACCAGAACCAGCGCCAGAAGAACTACGACCTGCGCCACCACCTGACCCGCCATCTCTTCCGTTACCAGTGTTAGTGCTCGTGCTATTAGTGACGCTTTCTGAATAGTTAGCGCCGCCGCCTCCGCCAGATGACGTTACTGTAGTAATTCCTGTTCCAGAAATGGACGAATCACTACCATTTGCGCCTGCTTGGCTTGTAGCTGTAGCACTTGCTCCAGAACCTACAGTAATTGTGTAAACATTTCCTTTTATTAACTCAACACCAGAAGCAGTTCTGTATCCGCCAGCACCACCACCAGCCCCGTGATAAGTGCCGCCTCCGCCACCGCCACCGCCAGCAACAACTAAATACTCGATTTCAGCAGGAAGAAGAGGTCCGGGCCACGTTTGATCTTTTGTAAACTGCCTAGCCTCCTGAAGAGTCCAAACACCACTAGCCGCACTAGTCGTTGGCGTTACTTTAGTGCTTGAAATAATGTTGCCTTGATAACGCTTAGACATTCATTTGATCCCAGCTAGTAGTTTCTTCGTTCCATACATAAAAATTTTCATCTACAGGTAAAGGAACGGGCGGATCCCACTGACACGTTGCTTCAACTAACGTCCAGCTTGCATAAGGCTTCGGTGGTATAAAAGCGTCTCGTTCAGGATCGTATGTAAATCCTACCCCTGCAAAATTCTTTCGCATATTATTGTTGTAGCTGGTTTGCTTCCATGTTCCGCCAAGTAACTCATTGCAAAAAGCCACACCTAACGATTCTTGCTCATCACCGTTTTCATCTAAAATTACCGGATTAGCCACAACAATGACGCGCAAAACCTCGTTGTTTTCATTTAATTCTGCAAAATGTGCCATTAGAAAGTGATACTCCCTGATCCTGTAAATGTATAAATATTGTAACTGCCATCCGTAGTTGTAGTTGGCGATCCTGTTGTCGCTACGGCACCGTTTAGTGTTCTAATAATTACAACACCAGAGCCTCCTGCCGCGCCATTTTGATCGCCAGTCTCGAAGCCGCCGCCGCCACCCCCACCGCCGGTGTTTGCTGTGCCTGCGCCGGGACTAACGGTTCCATCGGATCCATCTCCTCCACCGCCAGCGCCTCCTGATCCAGCCGTATGGGTATTATAAGTAGGGCCAATACAGCCGCCACCGCCACCGCCTGCGCGAGTTACAGAGGAACCAGTTATAGATGATGCTGTGCCTGCTCCTCCAGCACCGCCAGTACCACTAGAACCGCCTGTCGCCGCCGCGCCTGTGCCCCCAGCACCACCACCGCCCCCAGCAGGAGAATTAGGGTTTAATCCTTGACCGCCATTATTACCTTCGGAGGGGCTATAGCTTCCTGCATTACCCGTTCCAGCAGAGCTTGTATCGCTACTGCCGCCACCAGAACCTCCACTATTGCCTGCTGTTTGGGTTTGGTATGAACCGCCAGCACCACCGCCAGTTGCTGAAAGTGAATTAAAAGTGCTGGTTCCTCCATTAGAACCTCTGGCAGTTCTGCTACCGCCAGAGCCTCCTGCGCCTACTGTAACGGTATAAGTAGTTCCCTCTACTAGCGTTTGGCTTGTAAATGAGCGATAACCGCCTGCACCACCGCCTCCCGCAATAGTTCCACCACCACCGCCGCCGCCTGCAATAATTAAGTAATCAAAAGAGTGAAATACTGGCGAAGGCCAATCACCCGCATTTTGCATTTGGGTATCTAAAGCCCAAACACCACTAAAAACTTTTGGGTCTTCTTCTAGGCCGTTAAAGCCAATAAACCCGCCTTTATCTTTAGCCACGACTAGCTCCTATTAGCTAATTTCTTCGTAACTTACGATAACTTCTAGGTCGTTAGCGGTTCCTGCCGTAACTGAAATAGACCGGTCTTCTTCAAGGTAAAGCGCTGTGTTTTTGTCGATAACAATCAAAGACGCATCTGCTGGTACTGACACAGTAGACACAAGCGAATACGCTGTACCGCCAATGTCATCTTGAGAGTGGTAATCAACAGTTACGTCGCAGTTATTTGTTCCGTCTACGTTGGAAACCTGAATCATGTTTATCTTAAACACTTTACCGCTAGATGCGGCATTACTAACAAGCTGTGTTGCACTTGTGGTAGATAAAGCAACAGAAGCTGTTTTACCCGTTATTGTAGATACGTTTACGATATTTGGTGCCGCCATAATTTAGCTCCTATCCAAAGACAATAGCCATAGCAATGGCTTTACCTGTTCCAGCTTTTGAATCTAGCTGGGTTTGAATGTTAGATGTTACCCCGTCAACATAATTTAACTCTGCTGTTGTAGCTGTAACCCCGTCTAAAATATTAAGTTCTGCCGCAGTAGAAGTAACACCGTTTAATTTAGAAATATCAATCGCCGCGCTAGCGCTAATGTCCGCATTAACAATCACGCCAGAGCCAATAGCCGCTACGCCTGTATCAGCAATCGTAATGTCACCTGATACTACGTTGTCGATCCACATAGACGTAGCAGTGTCGTAGAACAACAAAGCTCCGTCAGCCGGGGTTGTTACATTAGTATCTGTTAAACCGCTTAATGTAGTTGACCCGCCAACTTGAGAATCAACATACGCCTTAATAGATTGCTGACTTGCCAATGCCGTAGCAGAATCGCTAGTCATATCATCTTCATCTAAAAACGCTGTTACACCGTCTAAAACATTTAACTCGCTTGTTGTAGATGTAACTCCGTCTAAGATATTTAATTCTGCAGTTGTGGCCGTAACCCCATCTAGGATGTTTAATTCAGCCGCTGTAGACGTAATTGCTGTGCCGCCAAGGGTTAGAGCGCCTGATACTGAAAGGCTCGACAAAGTTCCTACAGACGTAATTTGAGTCTGTGCCGCATCAACCGACAAGGTATTTGTCGTAAGGGTTAAACCCGTTCCTGCTGTCAAAGCAGTCTTTGAGACATCAATAGCCGCACTAGCATTAACATCTGCATTAACGATCACGCCAGAGCCAATAGCGGCTACGCCTGTGTCGGCAATAGTTATATCACCGGATACTACGTTATCAATCCACTTAGACGTAGTAGTGTCGTAGAACAACAAAGCTCCGTCAGCCGGAGTTGTTATATTAGTATCTGTAAGCTCTGCGAGTGTGTCAACTAAAGCAATCTGCGAATCAACATAAGCCTTTACAGATTGTTGTGTAGGTATAAGGGTTGCGCTGTTAGAAGACATATTATCTTCGTCAACAAACGCTGTAACTGTAATTGTGCCGTCAGACAAATTATCAAACGTAGCTGTGCCAGTAAAAATAGGACCAGCTAGATCTGCTTTGGTTTCTACAGCGGTTTGTATTGCGTCAAATTCTGTGTCAAACTCTGAGCCACGGATAACCTTGTTAGTGTCACCCGTAGGCAGAGAATCCTTAACAGTAAAATTAGTAGACTTTACGTAATTAGTCATAAGGTTATCCTATTAAACTTTTAGTTAAACACCCTGTCATCAAGACGTTTAAATAAAAGGGGGCCATTGCGACCCCCAGAGAGAGTAGCTTACTCGTCGCAAACAGCGAGGATGAATCCTGCTTCGGGACGGTAAGTTTCAACACCGTACAGCGTGTCAGACGTAAACAGCGTAGACAGGTATTCCTGCTTGTACTGTGTCTGAGAACGTACAGCCAGTTGCTCTGCCATTACCAAAGCATCCTTGTGGAAGAACAAGCAACCACGAGTATCAGCGGTAGAAGCAGTGTTCTGAGCGGCAACTTCGACAACCGGAGCGTTGCTAGACACGTAAATGTCTACACCGTACAGATTACCAATCAGACCTGACTCAACGCCACGGCCTCCAACAAAGTCAGAAGACACGTAACGATCAATACCCATGATTGACTTACGAACAGCAGGAGGAATTACGAGAACTCGTCCGTCCATAGGTACGTCAGCATCGTCCATCAGCTTGATAGCCTCACGGAAGCCAAGGTCAGTGAAGTTGTCACCAGAGGTTACAGTGTCAACAGCGTAAGCCGCAAGGCCAGAAGAGGCATTGAAGTAGTAGCTGTTGCTGTTTACCCAGTTAGCGCCCGTGTTGGCAGGAGAAGCAGTACGAGTACCGTCACCAAAGCCAGTAGCGGCGTTAATCAGGTCAGTGTCAACTTGCAGAGCCAGTTGGTAGCCAGCGTCTTCAGTGTAGAACTGTCGCAGAGAAGACAGAGCCTGTACTTCTACGATGTCCTCAATCAGACGAGAGTACTCAAAGTGACGGTCAACAGTGACAGTCAACTCTGACTCAAGGTTAGCCTGAATAGTTACCGCAACAGCTTCTGCCTTAGCGTTAGCTGATCCACGGATGGGCTTAGGAATGTGAATAACGTCACCCTTCTTGCCAGTCATCGACAGACGCTTGACAAGGGGAGCCATCTTCAGGTTCTTTTGGTAAGCGGCGATGATTTCATCGGACCAGATTTCGGGGATAAAAGTACCCGCCGCAGTTTTGTCTACTACAGCATTAGCTGTAAAATATGCACCAGAGGTTTCACCAGCCATTTTAATTCTCCTTAAATGTTAGGCTAGCGTACACGACCCTCTGCGTATGCTTTCAGTAATTCGTCTGAAAGACTTTGGTAACGCTCTGGGTCTGTTCGCATAAGTTTAATAATGTCAGCACGACGATAAACTTTCTTGCGTGATCCCTCCGCTGTTCCACGAGCGTTGCCTGTACTGGCTGACTTCAGGGTGTTCTTACGTGCCTGTTTTTCAACGTTGGCGGTCTGCTGTGCTACTGATGCCCTCTCTTTCCAGAGATTAAACAGTTCGTCAGCCGCATCGTAATCGTACCCTTGGTCTGCCTGAACAAACAACTGTGTTCGGACTTTTGACCCCTTGATCCAATCAGCAAACTTAGGATCTTGCAGTATACTCTCCATATCAGGGTGCTTGGATTTCAACTGTGAAAGAGTAGCCTGTTGTTTAGCCTGTTGTGTGTAAGCCTGTGCTTCTTTGATCTTAGGGTGGTTGTCTATAGCTCTGTTAACAGCGTTTTGTGGATCTACAAAGAAATCTACGTCATCGTCTTCTTGTTGCTGTTGTTGAGGTGCTTGTTGGTTTGAGAGTTGTGTCTGAATGTAGTTGTCAACGACTTTCCGAAGTTCACCCACTTCCGTACTCTGTTTGCCTGAAAACTTCTCAAGCTCTTGGTGCATCTGTACAAGATCTTCGACAGACTTACCACGGTACTTTTCCGGTATTTCTGGTTCTTGAGGTTGTTCCTCTTCAGGAGTCTCAATAGAATTTGTGGCTAGTTCTTCAGTTGTTTCCGTTGGTTCCTCTTCAGGACGCTCATCAAGTAATTGTGCTCGTGACATAATGTAAACTTACCCCGCCTATTATTATTAAGGTTATGGAGGATTAAAATGGGAAGTGACCTAAAACTAGGATTCCCGACTAGATCGCCCAGCTTGCTCGTGTTCACGTACCCACTTCATGTGTCTACCGGGAAAGTCCCCAGAAGCACCGTCGAGGATGTGTTGAGTAGCTGATACGATTTTTGTAGCGTTGGCTCCACATCCGCACCTACTGGACGTAGTACCGCTCTCTACAAATTCTTCAAAGGTATGTCCGTTTGTACAGCGAAAATCAAATACTTTAATCATCGCTAGTAAACTCTTCGTAGTTGTTATTTGTAGCAGCTTCAAAGTTAATTAGATAAGCTAGTACGTTTAGTTGTCCTTTACGTACGTACAAATCGTTACTATCTTTGGTTGCTTCTACACTGTTAATTACGAGAGCATTTTGTTTTAGTTCTTCGATTAACTGCTTCCAACCGGGGTTGTTAAACAGGTCAAAGTAACATTCGTAGTACTTTTGTGTATCTTGATCCATAAGAGGTCTCTTAGATTATCTCTCTATTTACTATATATTATACCATAAAAAAACTGAAATGTCAAGTCTTTTTTCTGGTGGTATTTTTACGTCTTTTGCCTGATGCTGTTACTGCGTGTTTAATCCTGGCTGGTCCTCTAGGCATTGTTATTTACCCTTTGGCTTTTTCTTTTTGCCTTTGTTATACATTTGCTTTCTCCTTTGCTTTTTTGGACAAATCCTTGTAGTGGTACAGCTTTACAGAGGTTTTGCTGTGGGTTTTACCTGTGTGAAGTGAACCATCAGGCATCTTGTGCGTGTTCCCTGACCACAAAGTTCCGTCACGCTTGTAGTGTTTCATGTTTTTAGCCATGTTACCATTTAACCTTGTTTGCCCAATAAGCCGCAGAGCATTTGCCTTTGGCTATGTTTTTAGCGTGACGAGCCTTAAAGGACTTACGCCTCGCCTTTTCCTTAGCAGTCTTAGGACTCTTTCCAGCACCGCTGACTCCTTGTTGTCCGAATCGAATAGTCTTAACTTTACCGTCTTCACATTTAGCCACAACTACGTGTGACTTCGTTGGGTGATTAGGCGTCCGCTTTGGCTTGTTGTACCCGCTTACCCCTGCTCGTGCTAGTCTTGGATCCTTTTCCTTGCTCATTGATTAGCGCCTCCAGTTGGTCCACCTTGGCTTGCAGGACTTCCAATTTGTCGAACTGATCTTTGAACGCTTGGTTGATTTGGTCTAGGAACTTGGTCATTTCTACTTGTGTCATTAGCATTGGTACGTTTACCCTCTATTTGTCGTTCTTTGAGAAGTCGGTCAGCTACTTGTATACGTCGCTCAAACTCTTTGTCTTCTTGATCTCCTTCTTTAAGATTTCTAGTAATTGCGTTAATCTTGTCAATTTCTAGTTCTTCAGGAGCAAGTTGAGTTTCCATAGCGTACTTAGCCGCTCTAGCTTGCGACTCGGCAGCTTGTGCAGCCAAAGCAGCAGTTTGACTTTGCTGGAACTCAAGCTGTGCTTGTTGTGCCATCATAGCCATTTGTTGCGCTTGTGGGTTAGGCTGTGCTGCTTGTTGCATTGTAGCAATTAACTGTTCACGGTTGCTGAGATTCATGTTGTCAATAATACTTTGAATCAAAACACTGTACAAAGGACTGTCTTGTTGCATAGTCTGCAACAGTTGCACAAGTTGAGTAACCTCGTATTCACGAGCAATGATACCCAGAGTACTCGTAGCGTTGAACTTATAGTCAGCTACTGGGTAGTTTTCAGGGTCAAACTGCATGTATCTGTGTGCAGCTTTGGTTACAAAAGGAAGTAAAAAAGACTGTTGGAAGTTTATAAGAGTACGCTTATGACGCTTAATAATAGCACCAAGAGACATACTAATACCAGCAGCGGTTGCTTCGCCATTGACTTGTCCCGCAATGCCAGCGGAATCCACGGCTCCAGTTGCTTGTTGCACCATTTGTTGAAGGCTAGCGGCTTGTGCAAAAGTGATTTGCCCCACTTGCCCAAAGTTGAAAGGTTGAAGTACTTCACGGGGATCTCCATTAGTAAGTATCATCTTGCCGGGGCGAACTTCTGGTTTAGCGCCTCTAGGCAACCTAGTCGCATCAATCGCCAGCATCGGATGAATAGTAAGTGACAGTGCGTCAATGCGCGCGCGTAGTTCTGTATCTAGCGCCTTCTGGCTGTTGTAGCCTTTTTCGCATACTCCTCTGCCCCA